TGTTCCATTTGTAAAACTTTGAAACTGTCCTGTTTGTGAAATTACCTCATAAACAGTATCGGGGAAATCTTCATCTTCCACACGATTCAACACTGTCTGCATTACTAAGGCCATGCCATCAATAGGTTGATTACCTGCCTCAGCCATTGCAATTTTCATTAAACATTGTGCGTCCTCATAATTGATTTCTACGCACTGAGGTACTTCCATCATCATTTAGTCTCACCCTCCCAAAACTTTTTAATTGTGTATAACCTATTAAATAGATCTTACCTTTATGCAATACTGCAATATTAGGATTTGTATTCCCACATCTAAGCCATTTCTCAAAAGCCATTACTTGATTATCTTCTAATCGTGTTATTGGGAACCAATCATCAGCGCAAGTCTTGCAATCATAGGCATAAGCCTCTCCTGCTTTTACTGCGATAACATCAAATGGCTGTGCCCCACGATTATCGGGCGACATAAAATGTACCCAATATCCTTGTCCTGCTAATAGATTGCAAAATTCTTTTTCCCACTGCGTACCCCATGCTTTATTATTCATACAATCCTCACTTTTAACTTGCTTTTTTGCAGATTTTTTGCAAAAAGCGGCTTTATATTCCCATAAAACCGCCTTTTGCTAACTTGCTTGTAACTTGCAACTTAATTAAAATGGTATTTCCATATTATCAGCCACATTAGTAAAGTTAGTTGGACCTTCCTGTGTCTGAGCAGTTCCATCTGACTTTCTCTGAGGCTCCTGCCATGCAGGAAGTGAGCTCTGCTTAT